TAATATTGTAATATGGAATTTTATTTACTTCATAAAATAAACTTAAATGGTTAGTTGCGACATGGTCAACTTTTAATGAATAAGGATCTCCTGCGCCCCATGTTCCATTATATGTACCAATTAACGAATTATCAAATATCATAAAGTTCGCAGCCCAATTCCCAAACTCTCCTGCTGTTAGAAATGATTGAGGTCTAATAGACATCAAAGCCCAATCGACCGGCCTATTTGCTCCAGCGACTACCACTTTCCCCAGTTGCTTAATATCTACGATTTTCCAGGCATAGTTTTCTCTATCGTCACTAAAGATAGTAGTTAATCGATAATCATTAGAGGTGATCGTGTCGCTTGACGGAGTTGTGCTATTTATGTCATTAGACAAAGTTAGTCTACTACCAGTGCGCTTCATTTCTTCACCGCCTTATGTGCGGCTTTAACTGCTGCTTTAAATCCGCCTTTCTTCCACTTACCCGATTTGAGTTTGTATTTAGGTGCAATCTTTTTGAAAGCTGATTTGTATTTACGCGAATATGCTGATGCTTTTCTTTTTGTTTTGGCCGGTATATCGGCTGCGACAACTATATCTAATACTCTATTAACATCAACATTAGTTTGTTCTATTGCTTTGATAGAACCAGTTGGATCCATAGCCAAAGGAAATGCTAAAGGCAAGGGAATTACCATGCTTAGCAATTTACCTAGTCTTTGTAGTAGCTCAGGAGTAATAGCAACCACCTCATGCGCCTTGCTGAGATAATGCTAGAGCCATAGCGGATGCTTCAGACATAGTCTCAACAGTACATTCAAGAGTAATGCTCATGTAAACATCAGTTGTCCAGTTACCCGATGCTTGACCGCCAAGATAGATGGCATCAACAGCAACTAAGTAACCGTTAGTCCACATTTGAGGTAGAACGTCAGTATCATGGCTAACTTGAGGATATGAGGCTACTCCATCAGCATTCCAGCCGTATAGTTTGCCTGAAGAAATAACTGCTCTGTTACTACTAAAGACGATATCTGTTTGGCTTTGTGTCACTAATTGGAATTGTGCGGCTGCTGCGGAAGTTGCTGCGGTTTCTAGTGCCTTTCCGTTTGGATCAGAGAATGTAACGGCTATGTTGTGAATCCTCAATACGGATTTGCCAAGGGCGTCAACATAAGCACCCAAATCAAGGGGAATTTGTTGATAGGTGTTTGTATTGTCTGCGTTCAAAGTCTGTCTGATGAAAAAGGAATCACTTTTCTTAACCATGAACCTATCATGATAGGAAGAAGTTTATAGTACTACGCTACCACTCGTCGCTATACGCCTATGCTCTGCGCTAGGGATTTCCACTGGAAAACGCAACACCTAGCGGCAAAAATAGATTTATTCTACATTCATTATCAATGAAACTATAAACAAACGCCATCTAGGACTGTTTATGTGTACCCAATGTAACACTTGTTTAGGCCTTCAGAGATGTTTAGAATACAAAAGACCAGGACATTACAAGAAATCTTGTGATGCAACTTACTGGATCACGCTAGAATGTGCTAGTTGTAGGGGGCGATGATATGGATTCAGTTAGAATGTACAGGATAATTTGCTTAAAGAGATCAGTTTTCAAAGCGACAAATGATTTTGAATATACTTCTGAATGGTTTACTCGTTCAAAAATAGTGTATTGGCGTGAAAATCGTGCCGGTTATACAGATAATGTTGATGAAGCCGGATTATATTTTCAACATGAATTAGAAGATTGTGGCGGCAAACATGGCGATTGGTTGCTCGACCCTGTTTGGCAAACAGTAGGTGACGCTTTTTGAGTCGGCCTCGTTCCACTGACCCAAGCGTCGCATTGTCAATTGCGGTTCCCCAGTCTTTGAAGACACGGCTTGACCAGGAGTTATCCTACAAACAATCGCGTTCAAGGTGGGTATGTCATGCGATAAAAGAGAAACTTAACCAGGAGTTTGACTATGATTCTATATCCGACATGCAATTAATAGGAATGTTACATGCCAGGAATATTATTGATGATGACCTGGTTACATTGCTAAAGATGCGAGTTGTGGAAATTGCAAAACTACAATGAGATATAACAACCTTTCACACCAAACGATTCGTTCGTTTTGTTCTTTGTCTATTGGCGCTATTGCTTCCATTTCTTCTCAAGCCTCTTGAGTAGTTTTAGAATTTCTTCCAGTAGAGATTCAGTATAACTCATTATTGCTCACCTATTTGATTCAAAGATTGAGATGTTTCTTTTATCTTGAACATGATTTCTTCTCTAGACGTTATTTCATATTCTTCCAGGGTAATATTGTAATATGGAATTTTATTTA